ACCTCGTTCAGCAAAAGAACAGCAAGCTGAAAGAATATGTGACCCTCGATTCCATCGAAGGAAAAGAGAAATCCTACAATCAACTCGACGCAACCTCGATGACCCAGATCACGGATCGCTCACGCGACACCCGCATCTCTGATCAAGCGATGGCCAAGCGTTGGATTCGCCCACTCAACTACGACTGCGCCAAACTCGTTGACGAGTTCGACGAGCAGTTCCTCGGCGAAGTTGTTCTTCCGACCAGCCCGATAATCCAATCGCACGGCGCAGCTTATGCCCGCACCTGCGACAAGATCATCATCGACGCTCTCGGCGGCACTGCCTTCACCGGCGCGACTGGCACAACGGCCACCGTCCTGCCAGCAGGCCAGAAGATCGCAGCCAACTATGTCGAGTCCGGCACCGCCGCCAACAGCGGTCTCACCATTGCCAAGCTCCGCGCAGCGAAGTTCCTCTTCGACTCCAACGAGGTTGACGAGGAAGAGGAGCGCATCATGGTTGTGTCCGCCAAGCAACTCCAAGACCTGCTCCGCACGGTCGAGGCGACCTCGGCAGACTACAACACGGTCCGCGCCCTTGTGGACGGCACTTTGAACACCTTCATGGGTTTCAAATTCCGCCGCTCCCAGCAGTTGCCGCTGGCGACCGATATCCGCTCCTGCTTCGCGTATGTGAAGAGTGGCGTGATCCTTGCCGAGCGTGGTCTCAAGACCCACATGGATGTCCGCGCCGACCTCTCGCACTCCCTTCAAATCCGCTCCGTGGCCAGCCTCGCTGCTGTCCGCATGGAGGAGAAGAAAGTCGTCGAGATCGCCTGCGACGAAGTCCTCTAATCCCAAACCCGCTGGCAGACCGGGAAATGTCTGCCACCCCATTTTTTTCAATCTGTGATCTGACCGCGCCTCAATGACAGACATCCAAATCTGCAACCTCGCTCTCGCCCGACTCGGTGATTCCCGCATCACCGCGCTCACCGATGCGACCGCGCAGGCGCAATACTGCTCATTGTTTTACGCTCAGACGGTCGAGGAACTCCAAGCAGACTTCGATTGGGCGTTTTGCAGACGCCAAGCAACTTTAACTCAAACTGCCGATCCATTGACCGGCTATTCTAAGCGATACAATCTCCCTTCCGATTTTATTCGCATCTTGCGGTGTGATGACATTGATGCCTCGGAAAACTTTGGCACATGGGAAATCGTTGGAGCATATCTGCACACCAATCTGATTGGCGCTCCCTACGGGGTTATTGCGGACTACATCGCCAGCGTGACCGACACGGCCAAATTCCCGGCAATCTTCGTTGAGGCGCTCTCCATGAAGCTCGCTGCCGTCCTTGCCATGCCGCTCACCGGGTCAAAAGACCTCTTCGGCCAAATAGCGGAACTCTTCGCCGCGACCATCCAAAAGCCCGCTTTTGTTAAAGCCACCGAGGCCGTGGGTCGCCAGCGATCCACCAACACCATCACCACGCAGGCCGACATTGTTCGCCTTGCAATCCTCAAGACCGGCACCGCCGATGGTTACAAGCCCGGCGGACAACCGGCGATCCTTGGGAATTCGTTCTACGACCAATCCCGCGACGAACTCCTTTCGGAATTCGATTGGGCATTCGCGAGGGCGACACCGGGGCTGACCGCTGATGTCACCCCGCCCTACGGGTCGAACTACACGCAAAGGTTTCCGATCAGCAGTTCGATCCTCGCCATCCACCGGGTCAACGGCATCTCCAAGTTTGAAAACTTCGGCGTGTGGGAAGTCGTGGGCGGGTTTATTCACACCAATTTCACCACCCCGCTTTTGCTCAATGCCACCGAGCGGGTCACCGATATGACCAAGTTTCCGGCGATCTTTATCGATCTTCTGGTCAACAAGATTGCCATGCGCCTTGCCATGACCAACGGCGATTCGGCCCGCATGGAAATCCTCGCGAAGGAAACCGAATTCATTTTCCAAAAGCCCGGTTTCGCCAATGCCATCGAGCAGCGCAGCGCCCCGGCGAGATCGACCGCCGCCTTGAGCGTCACCGAGATTTGCCGCCAAGCCATTCTCCGCGTTGGCACCGTCGATTCCTTTAAACCTTTTGGGGAACCAATGGTGCTGGCTCAATCCCTTTACGAGCAAACCCGCGACGAACTCCTCGCCGATTTTCAATGGTCGTTTGCCCGCGCCCAAGTGTCCGTTGCCAAGGATGGCAGCAACCCCACGACCGGCTACGACTTCCGCTACGCCATCCCGGCAGACACCAAGCAAATCCTGCGGATCAACAACCTCGATGATTCCGAGAACACCGGGAAATGGGAAATCGTGGGCAACTTCATCCACACCGACTTCGCCACGCCAATCATCGTCGATCTCATCACAGAGGTTACCGACCCGACCAAGTTCCCGCCCATCTTCGTCAACCTTCTCACCACCACGCTGGCTTTCAAGCTGGCAACCCTCGTTGAAGCACCCGCCACCAAATGAAATCCGAAGAACTTTTCAAAGAAATCCAGTTTTTGATGACCAAGCCCGCGCTATTGGAAGCGGTCGAGGCCGTGGCAAATTACTCCGGGACGCTCACCGCCACCGCCAGCGAAATCATTCGGCAGTCTGTGATGCGTGTCGGCAGCGCCGATGCGTTTAAGCAAAACGGACAACCGTTCGTGTTTGCCGCCAAGTTCTACGACCAGACTCTCAAGGAAGTCCTTTCGGAATTCAATTGGCAGTTCGCCCGCTCGCAATCCACGCTTTCGTCCCCTGCTGCCTCGCTAACCAATTACGACAACGCCTACACGCTCCCCGCTAATTTCATCCGGGCTATTCAATTTGGGGGTATCGATGCCTCCGAAAACTTTGGCGATTGGGAAGTCAGCGGCGGGAAAATCCACACCAACCTTACCGGATCGCAAGCCCTCGATTTTATTGCTTCGGACGCAGACCCGACAAAATACCCGGCGGTCTTTATTGAAATGGTGGTTGTGCGCTTGGCCTACAAACTGGCGATGGCGCTCGGCATGGGCGACCAGGCCGTAGCCGCAGCCAAGGAACTGGAAACCTTTGCGGCAAGACCCTCCTTGCTCAAAGAAACCGAAACCTCCGCCGCTCCACGCACAACAAGCGGCGTTGTTTCCAAATCGGACATCTGCAAGCAGGCCGTCATGCGGTTGGGGTCAACCGGCGCGTTAGGACAAACCGGTGGGCAACCCGCTATCTTCGCGCATTCCTTTTACGACCATGCGCTGGAGGAACTCCTTTCCGAACTCCCGTGGGCTTTTGCCAAAAAGCAAATCTCCGTTTCCGCCAACGCCACCGGCCCGACCCAAGGTTACAGCAAACGCTATGCCTTGCCGACCGATTTCATTCAACTGCTTCGTGTAAACAACATCGACACAACCGAAAACTTCGGACAATGGGAAATTGTCGGCGGGTTTATCCATTCCGATCTCGGAGGCGGCTTTTCCCTTGGCGAGGAAGTCCAGTTCACCAACCTTCCTGCCGGTTCCAATTTAAGTTCCACGGCGACATATTTAATTAGCGCCAACCCTTCAAATACCACTTTCAACATTTCGGATGCAAATGGCAATGGGATCGGTCTTTCTAATACCTCAATCACCGCAAATGTGACCGAGGTTTCAAGCACCTCCGGGCCTTTTACTGCAAAAATCTCCAGCTTGGTTTCGGGAACATTCACTTACACCTCACCGCAAAACCAAAACATCAAGCTGGATTACACGGCCAATATCACCGATGTGGCGTTGTTCCCGGCCCCATTTGTCGAGGCGCTCATCGCCCGCATCACGGCCAAGGTCGCGCTCCCGCTGACCGGCAAGGCCGACATCGCCAATGCTATGGCAACCATTGCAGCGGAATCCCTCAACCGCCCAACCATCCAAGTCCTTGTCGAAAAATCATCCAAGCCCCGCGCCACATCCTCGGCCAACAGCGTTGTGGAAATTTGCCGCCAAGCCATTCTCCGGGTGGGCAGCGCCGATCAATTCAAGCCCTACGGGGAACCAATGGTCATCGCTCAATCCCTTTACGAGCAAACGCGAAACGAGGTGCTGGCCGACTTCGATTGGCAATTCGCTCGCATTCAGTCCTCGATCACCGCAGACGCCACGCCGCCCGCTTTTGGTTACACGACACGCTACGCACTTCCAATCGGAACCCTCAAGGTGCTTCGCGTCAATGGCGTGGATGAAGACGAGAACTTTGGGAATTGGGAAATCGTCGGCGGTTTCCTGCACACAAATTACACGACCCCGGTCAAAATCGAGACAACCAACATCATCGAAGACACCGAAAAATTCCCGCCGGTCTTCACCAATATGCTGACGGTCACACTCGCCTTCAAACTTTCCCAACTCTTGGAAATCCAGGTCGCCAAAAACTAAATGAAAACCGAGGACTTATTCAAGGAACTCCAGTTCCTCGCAGGCAAGCCCGCATTGAAAAATGCGGTCGAGGCCCGCGCCTCCTCGCGCCCATCCAGCACCCTCACCGAGGACGAACTTTGCCGGCAGGCGATCCTCCGGGTCGGCACCGCCGAGCAGTTTGGGCCTAGCTCGCAGGCGATGCTCCTCGCCAAGTCGCTCTACCCGCAGGTGCGCGACTCCCTCCTTCTCACCGGATCGTGGACATGGGCGATGAAGTCCACCACGGTGGCCGAGAGCCTCCCGCGCCCGGAATACAAATGGGCCTACCGATACGCCATCCCGTCCGACTGCCTGCGCGTTTTCCGGGTGAACGACCAAGATTACGCCACCGGCGATGCGGCGTGGGAGGTCTCGGGGAATTTTGTCCTCTGCAATTCCGACTCCGGCGCTCCCGATTGGGTAGTCGGTCGAACTTACGAGGTCGGAAATGTCGTCAGTAGCGGAGGGGCGGTTTATGTGTGCCGTGCTGCCAATACAAATAAACAACCCGGTATTT